TGGTTAAAAGTAAAGAGTATATTGAAAAATTAGTATTACCGTTATTAATTGAGTACGATAAAAACTTTCATTATACACCTACTCTTAGAGTGTTAACTGACAGTTTGCCAATTTGCTTGCACGAAGCTTGGGTTAATTTCCAAGAAAAGGGAGAATTTAACCCTATGCATAATCATTCTGGGGTATACTCATTTGTACTATGGTTACAAATTCCGTACCATATACAAGACGAAATTGACCTAGGACCTGGTAAACTATCTCAACATCCTGTAGCAGGACATTTTGAGTTTCAATATACATCGTCAGTAGGTAGGATCATGACGTATGCAATACCTGCCGATAAAACTTTTGAAAATAGACTTATATTATTTCCAGCAACATTAACACATGGTGTTTATCCATTTTACACTTCAGATCAATACAGAATAAGTGTATCAGGAAATTTCTCATTAAACTCATCACAACCTTAAAGGAAAAGACATGTCATCACGTATGTACGGGCCAGAAGAAAAGGCCAAACTCGAAAGATTAATCAACGAAGGCTCAACTGTTCTTCGAGAGATTGAAGATTTAAAAGAAGGCCTAAAAGAAACTGTTAAAGCAGTAGCAGAAGAACTTGAAATCAAACCAAGTGTTATTAATAAAGCCATTACCATTGCACACAAAGACAATTGGAAAGAACACGAAAGTGCTTGGGAAGATGTAGAAATGATTCTAGGTGTAACTGGACGCTTGCCGCAAGATTAATGGATTTTATCAGAGGTATATTTAATTGGGCAAGGACAGACTATAAAGAATGGCCTACTCGATTTACACTAGAGATTACAGCATGGTTAATGAGTTTAGGTTGCGCACTAGTGTTAGCGGCTGGAGCGACAGATCCGTTGTTTTTTTATCTCTATCCAATCTTTATATTACAATGTGCAATATTTGGGTGGGCCGCTTGGACTCGAAAGAGTACAGGAATGGTAGCTAACTATCTACTATTAGTCACTATCGATCTAGTAGGCTATGTTAGACTTATAAATATGTAATAGAAGGGTAGGCGGGCCATAATCCGCATAGTTGGTATTTGCAAGCCGTAAATTGCATAGGAGAAAAATTTGTACGTAGACGCATTCTTTCAGCGTGATGCTGATATCATTAAAGTAGTTGAACGTAGCAATGAAGGGAAAAGAATTTTTAAAGAATTCCCTGTACGCTATACCTTCTACTATCCAGACCCAAGGGGTAAGTACCAAAGTATTTACGGAGAACCCTTAACCCGAGTTATTGCTAAAAATTCAAAAGATTTCCGAAAGGAAATGGCAATTAACAATAACAAAACACTTTATGAAGCAGACATTAATCCTATTTTTGTTTGTCTCAGTGAAAATTATCTAAATCAAGATGCGCCAAAGCTCAATGTAGCATTTTGGGATATTGAGGTGGACTTTGATCCAGAACGTGGTTATGCTAGTCCAGAGGACGCATTCATGCCAATTACTGCCATTGCTGTTCACCTACAATGGCTCGATACACTGGTATGTCTTGCAGTGCCTCCAAAAGGTATGACTGTAGCACAAGGCGAAGAACTTGTTAAGGATTTTCCAAACACACATATCTTTGACAACGAAGCAGATATGTTAGACACGTTTTTGAATCTAATACAAGACGCTGACATCTTAAGTGGTTGGAACAGCGAAGGCTTTGATATGCCCTATACTGTTAACCGCATAACTAAAGTTCTAAGCAAAGACGATACTCGTAGATTATGCCTATGGGATCAGTTTCCCAAGAAACGTGAATACGAAAAGTACGGCAAGATTGCTACTACTTATGATCTTCATGGTCGTGTACACTTAGACAGTCTTGAATTGTATCGCAAATACACATATGAAGAACGCCATACCTATCGACTAGATGCTATCGGCGAAATGGAGATTGGTGAAAGTAAAACAGTCTATGAAGGCACACTAGATCAACTGTATAACAACGATTTCCGTAAGTTTGTTGAATACAACAGACAAGACTGTGCCTTGTTAGATAAACTAGATAAAAAGTTAAAGTTTATTGACCTAAGTAATAAACTAGCACATGAATGTACTGTACTGTTACAGACCACAATGGGTGCGGTGGCTGTTACTGAACAGGCCATTATTAACGAATGCCATCGTAGAGGATTTCAAGTTCCTAATAGAACTAAAATGGAAGAGCGTGAAGATGCTGGCGCCGCTGGTGCGTATGTTGCTTATCCTAAAGAAGGTATTCAAGACTGGATTGGCTCACTAGATATTAACAGTCTGTATCCTAGTGCTATTCGTGCGCTTAACATGGGTCCAGAAACTATTGTAGGACAACTACGCCAAACACTAACACAGGAATATATTGATAACCTAGTGGCCAAGGGTAAAAGTTTTGCGGCAGCATGGGAAGGTGTATTTGGATCCTTAGAATATACTGCCGTGATGAACAAGGAAATTGGTACTGAGATTACCATTGACTGGGAAGATGGAAAACTGGATGTGCTAAGTGCTGCCGAAGTTTATCAGTTGATTTTTGAAAGCAACCAACCATTTATCATGAGTGCTAATGGCACTATTTTTACCTACGAGAAAGAAGGTATCATTCCAGGCTTGTTAAAACGTTGGTATGCAGAACGTAAAGAGATGCAGGCCAAACTAAAAGACACTATTAAAGCAGGCAATAAAGTTGAAGAAGAGTACTGGGACAAACGACAGCTCGTTAAAAAGATTAACCTTAATAGTTTGTATGGTGCCATTCTTAACCCCGGTTGTCGCTTTTTTGATAAGCGTATTGGGCAATCAACTACCTTAACAGGGCGACAGATTGTTAAACACATGGCTGGCAAGGTCAATGAAATTATCACTGGGGATTACGACTATCGTGGTAAAGCTATTATCTATGGCGACACAGACTCGTGTTATTTTTCAGCATACAAAACACTACAAAAAGAAATCGACAAAGGTAGTATTCCGTGGACTAAAGAAACTGTCATTCAGCTTTATGATCAAATCGCTGACGAAGTTAATAACACGTTTCCACAGTTTATGTTGGATGCATTTCATTGTCCAAAGACCCGTGGAGAAGTTATTAAAGCAGGTCGTGAAATTGTCGGCTTTAAGAGTTTATTCATTACTAAGAAACGTTATGCTGTGCTTTACTATGATAAAGAAGGCAAGCGTACAGACGTAGAAGGTAAGCCAGGTAAGATCAAGGCCATGGGCCTAGATCTAAAACGTAGTGATACGCCAGAATTTATTCAAAACTTCTTAAGTGATATTTTGGAGAAAGTCTTAACTGGTGCTACTGAAACACAGGTACTAGATCATATTACTGAATTTCGTACTAACTTCAAGGCCCGACCAGGCTGGGAGAAAGGTTCGCCCAAACGTGCTAACAATATTTCAGCATATCGCGGCAAGGAAGAGAAAGCAGGCAAGACTAACATGCCTGGACACGTTCGTGCTAGTTTGAACTGGAATACATTACGTAGAATGTATGACGACAAATACTCAATGCAGGTTACAGACGGTGCCAAAGTTATTGTCTGTAAACTTAAAGATAATCCGTTAGGATTTACCAGTGTAGCTTATCCGGTTGATGAGCTACGCTTGCCAAAGTGGTTTAAAGATTTACCTTTTGATCACGATGAAATGGAATCTACAATTATTGACAACAAGTTACAAAACTTAATTGGTGTGCTTAATTGGGATATTAGATCAACCGAACAGACAAATACTTTCAATAAATTATTTGACTTCTAACAAAAAAACCTATATACTAACACAAAGGAAACTTATTATGAAAGACATTTTACAAGACATCGTAGCACATACACACAGCCTAGGCTTTTTACCACTGGTTAAAGTTACTGGTGAAAAAGATTCTACTACAATTGAATCTATGGCCGAAGACCGTAGCGTTATTGTTACTGCTAAAACACACAAAGCAGTTGACGAGTTCGACGGAGTATTTGGTATGCCTAACTTAGACAAGTTAGCACAACACTTGAAGAACCCTGAATACAAAGAAGGCGCAGGCATTGAAGTTGTTAAGCAACAACGTAACGGTGTAGAAATCCCGACTAGCCTGCATTTTCAAAATGCAACAGGCGACTTTGTTAATGACTATCGCTTTATGAACAGTGAAATCATTAACGAAAAACTTAAGACTGTTAAGTTTAAAGGTGCTAACTGGGATATTGAGGTTGAGCCAACAGTTGCCAGCATTGGTCGTTTAAAGCTACAGGCGAGTGCGCATACAGAAGAAAAAGTCTTCCAAGTTAAAACAGAAGACGGTGATCTAGTGTTCTTCTTTGGTGATGCTAGCACACACGCAGGATCGTTTACATTTCAGCCCGGAGTTAAAGGCAAATTAAAACAGTCTTGGGCATGGCCTGTACAAGAAGTCATGAGTATTCTTGCGCTTAGTGGTGATAAGACCATGCGTATTGCAGACGCAGGTGCTATGCAAATTACAGTTGATTCAGGTCTTGCTGAATACAACTACATTCTACCAGCACAAAGCAAGTAATGGGGAACTTATTGTTTATAATAGCAGTCATGGTCTTTGTGCCATGGCTGTTATTAAAAATTACACGTTTGGAAAAGTGGATTCCATTGCCGATGGCGCAGATTGCTTTTGGCATTTGTCTTGGGCCGAGCGCACTTGGTTCAAGTTGGCCTGAACTGTGGACTACAGTATTTACTCAACCTATTAGAACAGGTCTCGACTCTGTACAAATTCTAGCAATTACTATCTTTGCGTTTATTGCAGGTATTGAATTAAAGCCTAAAGAAGTGCTTGCTGAACAAGGTAATGCTATCTGGGGTAAAGCGTTCCACGTTATTCTAGTGCCAATTGTACTTGCCGGTGCGTCTTTTATGCTGTTCTTTGACGACCCAGTTTGGCATAATCCCGATGTGCCATTTTGGAAGTATGCTTGGACTATGGGTGTAGCTACCTGTATTACTGCAATGCCAATGTTGGTAGTTGCCAGTCAAAATTTAGGAATTTATAACACTCCTAATTTCCGTAAGCTGTTAGCCCTAGTGACCTTCGATGATTTGATCCTATGGTTAACGGTAGCAGTTGTTGTCAGTATGGGGAAGTTGGCTATTAACGCATCAATTTTCTTTGCTGTATTATTTGTACTATATTATGCTTGGCCAAAGATTTTAGAGTTTTTTGGTGAACAATCATATCCTACGTTAACTGTTGCATTAGCATTAAGTATGGCAGCGTTTAG